GCTTATACATTATTAACAGATAAATATTCTGGTCCTAGTTTATCAGCTTAGGAGGATAAATGGCTAATACTACCTCTGGAACAACTACGTTCGACAAAAATTTTTCTATTGATGAAATAATAGAAGAAGCTTACGAACGACTTGGAGTACAAGGAGTTTCTGGTAATCAATTAAGACTAGCTAGACGATCTTTAAATATTATGCTTCAGGAATGGGGCAATAGAGGTATTCATTATTGGGAAATAGCAGATACTAATATTGATCTTGTTCAAGGACAAGCTGAATATGATTTTTTTAGAGCAAGTTCCGATGGTACAAGTGCCACTACAGCTCCAACAAATGGTATTTATGGAATGTCAGATATTTTGGAAGCTCAATTAAGACAAAATTATAATACAACAACTCAATCTGATTCACCAATGGTAAAAGTAGATCGATCTACTTATGCTGGTTTTTCAAATAAACTTTCTCAAGGAACTCCTAATCAATATTGGGTTGAAAGATTTATTGATAAAGTAAGAGTACACATTTACCCAACTCCTGATGCAACAACTGCTGCATATTATATGCATATGTATTATATTAATAGAATTCAAGATGTTGGTGATTATACAAATGCAACTGATGTACCATTTAGATTTGTACCTTGTATGGTAGCAGGACTATCTTATTATTTAGCTATGAAATTTAATCCACAATTAATGCAACCCATGAAACTTGTTTATGAAGATGAGTTTCAGAGAGCTTTACAAGCGGATGGATCTGCATCAAGCACTTTCATTACCCCTAAAGCTTATTACCCAGGAGTTTAATGTCAAAATTTGCAACAGGTAAACATGCAATAGCAATATCAGATAGATCAGGTGCTCAATTTCCATACAGAGAAATGGTAAAAGAATGGAATGGTTCTTTAGTTCATTACACAGAGTATGAGCCTAAACAACCACAACTTGAACCTAAACCTGTTTCAGCAGATGGTGTTGCATTATTAAATGTTAGACCTGCAAGAACAGAACCAGCAACTACAGTTAGTATACCTGATAATGGTTTTGAAACTTATCAAGCTGGATCAGGAATTATAAATGTTTATTCTCCGGGTCATGGTTTAACTGATTCAACAACTTATGTTTTTAGAGGAGCACCAACAGTAGGTGGTAATTATGCAAACCCTAGTGACTTTGATGGAATTACAGGAGCAAATATTGCAAATCCATCTGGATATACTATTAGAACAGGTCAATTTATTAGTGGTGTAAGAGATGCATCTACTGATTATTTAGCTACTAACTTTTTCTATTTTACAGTTAATACAGATACTGCTACAATTGGAAATATAAAAGGAGGAGGTTACGGATGCTCCGTGGGCCCTGTAACAATATCACCATGATAAGAAAAATTAAAAATTTTATTTGTTCATTATTTAACATTAAGCAATGTGCTTGTCCTGAAGAAGATGAACATTTAACTTTATACGTAACACCATCACAACATTGTGATAAACATGCTAAATATAAACATCGTTGTTTACAATGTCAGGAGGCAGTTAAATAATGAGTGGATTTACATATACAACATTAACAACTGCAATTCAAAACTATACCGAAGTAGATAGCAATGTTTTAACTTCTACTGTTACAGATGAAATTATTGAAAATGCAGAGTTTAGAATTTTAAGAGATGTACCTATTGATGCATACAAAAAACAATCAATTGGTAATTTAGTTACTGGTCAAACAACTATAAACGTTCCAGCTAAAACTTTATTTGTAAAAGGTGTACAAGTTTATGATTCTACTTCTGTTTCTACAGGAAGCAATACTTGGTTAGAAAAAAAAGATGAATCTTATTTACAAGAATATTCACCAGCAGAAACATCAACTGGTATGCCAAAATACTATGCTATGTTTGGTGGAGCAACTGGGGTAACAGACACCACTTCAGGAAGATTGTTCTTGGCTCCTGCACCTGATAATACTTATGTATTTAAAATTCACTATGAGGCTATTCCTGATGGATTATCTAGCTCAAATGCAACGACTTATATAAGCCAATATTTTCCAAATGGCTTACTATATGCATGTTTAGTGGAAGCATATGGATATTTAAAAGGTCCAATGGATATGTTGACATTATACGAAAATAAGTATACACAGGAAGTACAAAAGTTTGCTGCAGAGCAACTTGGTAGACGTAAAAGGGACGACTACACAGATGGTACTGTTCGTATTCCAATTCCTTCACCGTCACCGTAATAGGAGATAAAAATTATGGCAATAACATCGGCAATTTGTACAAGTTTCAAACAACAAATTTTAGTTGGTACTCATGACTTTACAGCAACTACAGGTGATACTTTTAAACTTGCATTGTATACAAGCTCTGCAACTTTAGGTGCAGCAACAACTGCATATAGTGCTACAAATGAAATTACAAATGACGCTGGCTCTGCTTACGTTGCAGGTGGTCAAGCATTAACAAGTGTTACACCAACAACTTCTGGAACAACTGCGTTTTGTGATTTTGATGACATCTCTTGGACATCAGCTTCTTTTACTGCAAACGGTTGTTTAATTTATAATGATACTGCAGCAGGAGACCCTGCTGTTTGTGCAATCGCTTTTGGTTCAGACAAAACTGCAACTAACGGAACTTTCACAATTCAATTTCCAACAGCAGACGCAAGTAACGCAATCATAAGATTAGCTTAGGAGTAACCCATGTCGGGATGGGGACGATTTACCTGGGGCCAAGCTTACTGGGGTGAGGATGATTTACTCGCAACAGGTTGGGGTGCCAAAACCTGGGGTGCTGGTGAATGGGGAAATCTTGCAGATGAAACAGTAACTCTTACTGGTTTACAAATTAATTCAACACTCAATCCTGCAGTTACATTTGAAATTTCTGGTTTAGTAGAACCATTAGGTATTGCTGCAACTTTCTCTATAGGTTCAATTACTAATGTTATTGATGTAACAACTTCTTTGACAGGAGAAGAAATTACTTCTGCACAAGGAACTATTACAACAGAAATTTCTGTTACTCCAGATATCACAGGACAAGAAATTGCAAGTGCAGTTGGTGTACTAGATCCAGCAGACCAAGTACTAGGTTTAACAGGTCAACAAATTACATCAGCTCAAGGTACAGTGGTAGTACCAAATGAAGATGTAGCCATTACTGGTTTTGAAATTACTTCAGATCAAGGAACTATTACTGTTGATACAATTACAGTTGTTGAACTAACAGGTATTGCTGCAAGCTTTAATATTGGAAGTGTAATCGTACCAAATGAAGATGTTACATTATCTGGTTTAGAAATAGAATCTACTCTAGGTATATTAGTTGGAACAGGATCGGTAGCAGTTCCTGTAACTGGAATCCAGTTCACTAGTTCTGTTGGAGCAATAGACCCTGCAGATGTGATGGGTTTAACTGGGGTTTCTTTCAGTTCCGCAGTAGGTACTATTAATCCAGTGGATCAAGTGATTGGTTTAACAGGTCTACAAATAACAGCTTCTGTAACACCACCATTTATTATCCATTATCAGAATGTTGACACAGGCTCAAATACATCATATAGTGGGGTTTCAACAGGTTCGAATACTTCCTATTCGAATGTTGCAAATGGCTCAAATACAAGCTATACAGATGTAGCAGCATAGGAGAAAAAATTTTATGGCATCAACATATACACCTCTTGGTATAGAACTAATGGCAACTGGCGAAAACGCTGGTACATGGGGAACTAAGACAAATACAAATTTAAGCCTGTTTGAACAAATCACAGGTGGCTTTTCACAAGTATCTATTGCAGGTGGTGCTCAAACTACTGCATTAACTGTCGTTGATGGTAATACAACTGGAACAGCTCAATATAGAATGATTGAGTTCACAGGAACTATTACAGGAAATCAAATTGTAACTATTCCATTAGATGTAGAAACTTTTTATTTTTTAAGAAATTCAACAACAGGTTCTTTTACAGTTCAATTTAAATATACATCAGGTTCAGGAACAACAGCTACATTTGCAACAGGTGATAAAGGAGACAAATTATTATTTGCTGCAGCTAACGATGCAACCAATCCTGATATTAAAGAAATTTCATTAGCATCCCCTCCAGGTGGTTCAGATACACAAATACAATTTAATTCAGGTGGAACTGCTTTTGGTGGTTCTGCAAATTTAACTTGGGATGGATCAAACGTACAAATTGGTGCTCAAGGTGATTTAAGATTAGCAGATTCAGATAGTTCAAATTATATTGCAATTCAAGCTCCAGGAACTGTTGCTTCTAACGTAACTTTAACTTTACCAGATACTGCAGGTAGTGCAGATCAAGCTTTAGTTACAAATGGTTCAGGTGTTTTATCTTGGTCAACTATTTCAGGTGGAGCAGCATGGCAAGCGGTTATTACTGCAGACCCAGCAAACGCGGTTGCAGGTAATGGATATTTTTGTAATACAACAGGTGGGGCATTTACAGTGACTCTTCCAACTACTGCAACAATAGGTGATTTTATTTCATTCATTGATTACGCAGGAACATTTGATACTAACAATCTAACCATTGGCAGAAACGGACACAATATTCAAGGCACTGCTGCAGATTTAACTGTTGCTGTAGAAAGAGCTGGATTTACACTTGTGTATGTTGACTCAACTCAAGGTTGGCTATTAAAGGATAATTAACAATGGCTAGCTACAAACAGTTAGTCGGAACTCGGGTTCAGAACTTTACCAATGATCCCGACAATCCCATCGCAGGACAAGTTTGGTATAACGTTACTGCAGCAGAGTTCAGGTATCAGGAACAAGTAGTTGGGAATGCTTGGGCTACAGCTGCGCCTTTAAATAATGCAAGATCAGAATTAGGTAGTGCTGGCAGCACTCAAACATCTGCTTTAGCTTTTGGTGGTGCTGGAGGTGGACAATATACAGAATCTTATGATGGATCAAGTTGGACAGAATTAGCAGATTTAAATACAGCTAGATCAGATTTAGCAGGAGCAGGTGTAGACAATACATCAGCTTTGGCATTTGGTGGAGATACACCAGCACCTCGATCAGCATTGACAGAAAGTTGGAACGGATCAGCTTGGACTGAAGTAAATGATCTAAATACTGCTAGACAATCTAATGCAGGAGACGGAACGCAAACATCAGCTTTATGTTTTGGTGGACTAGATGCTTCTCCAGCAAATACAGCTTTTACAGAGTCTTGGAATGGCACAAGTTGGACTGAAGTTAATGATATGAATACTGCTAGAAGAGCATTAGGAGCATCGTGCGCTGATAATACAGCTGGTTTAGGTTTTGGTGGATACACTACAGCCAGAACTGCAGTAACAGAATCCTGGAATGGAACTTCTTGGACAGATGTTGCTGATATGAATACGGCTAGATATGGTTTAGGAGGAGCAGGTATACAAACTTCTGCATTAGGTTTTGGTGGAAATGATCCAACAGGTGATGTAGGATTAACAGAATTATGGAATGGTTCAATTTGGACTGAAACAAATAATTTAAATGTTGCAAGAAGAAGATCAGGTGAAGCTGGAACTCAAACAGCAGCTTTAGCATTTGGAGGAGCTACTCCTGTATCGAATGTAGCTAATACAGAAGAATGGAACGCAAGCATTAATCTAGGAGCTTGGTACACGGGTGGGAATATGAATACAGGAGGAGGTTATATTGGATCTGCTGGTGCTTCTACTAGAGATTCATCTTTTAACTTTGGAGGAGCATCTCCTCCTGGTGTTTACGTTGGCACAGCAGAATTATATAATGGAAGTGCTTGGGCAGAATTAAATGATTTAAATACAAGTAGAGCTAATTTAAATGGAGCAGGTACATCAACATCTGCCTTAGCTATTGGAGGAGAAATATCTCCTAATCTACAACAAGTTTTAAATGAAAGTTGGAATGGTTTAGCTTGGACTGAAGTTGGAGATTTAAATACTGCTAGAAGAGCATTAGGTGGATCTGGATCTGATAATACAAGTGCATTAGCATTTGGAGGAAATGCTTCTCCAGCACCAGGAACACAAACTGTTACCGAATCTTGGAATGGTTCCGCTTGGACTGAAGTAAATGATTTGAACACAGGAAGAAATGGTTTAAGAGGTTGTGGAACTAGTACAGCAACTTTAGCATTTGGTGGCTATGATGGTGGTGCTCAAACAGGAGCTACAGAGTCTTGGAATGGAACCAGCTGGACAGAAGTAAATGATTTAAATAGTGCTAGAACTTATCCTGGAGCTGCAGGGACTTATACAGCAGCGTTAGCATTTGGTGGTTCACATCCAGTTGCAGCTAATACTACAAGTACAGAATCTTGGAATGGAACAAATTGGACTAATGAAAATAGTTTATCTACTTCAAGATTTGCATTTGGAAGTTCAGGGACTCAAACAGCCGCATTAGCAGCTGGAGGAAATACCCCTCCAGGATCCTACATAACAACAACTGAAGAATGGAACGGCACAGGTTCATTAACAAGAACAATAACATCAACAACTGAATAAGGAGGAAACTATGGCAAAAACATATCAATACTGCGTAGCAGAAAACTGGGGGAAAGGCTTCATTGAC